TGGGATATTTAGATTTTAACGTAGGGAAACCAACAGAAACCTACGGACTAGTCATAACAACCCTACAGGGAAACGTCCTTAGCGACTAGTGACTCGAATGCAGTGTCCCATAAGGCCCTAGGTAATTTCGGTGCCAGTATGAGAGGGTCGTGCCGCGCCCGATTGCCCCGCGTGCCATTGACACGATGGTATCCAAGGATACCATCACACACGGAGGCATAACACTCAAACAACTCCTTCTCCCATATGCCATAAACGTTATGGAGGAAGGATGATAAGTAGTCGGGCTCGATAGTTTTAGCTTCGATGGTCATTGTCTTAAGTTCCTCAGCGGTATACTTGTACGCCATAGCCTGATTCCTCATATCGAGGTATGGTGTGGCGGACATGTGCTCGGCTGTTTCCAAGAGGAGCGTTCGTAATGTGGATATGTGTCGGTGTTCATACGCGGCGGACAACAATTTGCCGGCCATGTAATCGTTATCTGGCACAGCCGCGTTAAAATTACTTCTAACGGGCAATTTTGCCAACACTCTACCAAAGGATGGAACGGGGAGTGTGCAGTTGACGCTGGGGACGAAGCGCTTGCGCAAGAACGTGGCTTCTTCTCGATGATGAACGATTTTGATTTCACTCTTCATCCCCATATCATTGCTAACACTATCAAAGGCATCAGATACAGATGACCTACATTGTCTAGTGTAGCTTAAATTGTCATCCCCGTATACAAAAGTGGTACTGTCGGTAATTCCCGCTTCCTTCAAAGCCGCAAGAGACACGCACGCATTAACGTAGCCATTGCCGGTGGTGGTAGTAACCTCCCCGGACCAGCGTTGCCCCGTCACCTTGCCCTTGACACCATATCGTGTAAATATCCTGACACTGGTGTTGGAAGCGAATTCCTTAACAAACCACTTTGGCGCGCCCAGTTTATAATAAAACATGGACTCCCACTTACGAACACCGGCTGGTTGCGTCCCGTCGTTGTTCTTGAAATCGTTTTCGAATGCTTCGCCGGAAGTGTGGTGCACTAAATCTGCTATCTCGTCAGCGGTAAGCCCAACGCAGTACAAAACTTCATTCCCTTTGTTCTTGGGATTAGTACGCGATAGTTCTTCCCTAATACGACGTGACAAATAAAACACAACGGATCCCATTACAAGATTGTACATGTCGCCGCCCTGATAGACGACGCGTGGGGGGGACCCATCAGGTTTCAACAAAGCCTCAGATTTAGCGAAAACCACCTTATCCGTGTAACCCGGTAGGGTGAAGTCCAGTGAATCAAGCAACGCTCCCAGCCTCTCCCGCTTTTGCCCGCTCATCTCATCGAGATAAGCCTCAATTGCACCACGGTCCAAGCGAATCTGCTCCCTCTCATGAAGCTTGGACATAAGCATATGGTGGCCCTCCAAGAACTTGGGGCCAACATCGTCGTGGGGCAAGTGATCGCACCTTTTCTTTACAGCATGAAGAGTAGCGCCCTCCGACTGCGCTACAATGGTTACGGGAATCCCCTCGATAAGAGCACCCTTAATGGGCTCAGAAGTGCAAGGGGGAACCGCAGTCTTCGTTACGTTAACCTGAGGATTTATATGATCATACCGCACTTCCGTTGTATAATCGGTGGGCCTGTTATTCACGACTCCACCAATTAATGGTAGTGAGCGATCGAAATCGAATGTTAACTCTCCAAATGTTATAGTTGTAGACATGATAATAAGTATGTATGTATTTATA